CAATAATGAGATGGCAAATATACAGAATTTTATAATTACATCTGATGTATGTGAGATTTGTAATGCTGGTGAAATGATACCACAAGATGAAGAGGGTATTTTAATTTGTAATAATCCTGGATGTGGAAAATTTATTACTTATATTGTGGATAGTTCCAAACCTACAAACAAAGAACCACCCAATGAGGTATCTTACACTGCTTACATAAGATTAAATCATTTTAAGGAAATTTTATCTCAATTTCAGGCTAAGGAAACGACTCAGATTCCTGAAGAAGTTATAAATGCAATAAAAGCACGAATTAAGAAAGAACGTATTAAGGATATGTCTCTTATTAACTATGATAAAATGCGTGATATTCTTCGAAAATTAGGATTCAATAAATACTTTGAGCATATTCAATACATTAATTCTTTGTTTGGTATCAAGCCACCTATTATGAACGAAGAATTGCACGAAACACTTTGTGTACTTTTTATTGAAATCCAGAAACCATGGGCAGTACACTGCCCTGCAAACCGCACAAATTTTTTCAATTACACTTACACTCTTTATCAGCTGTGTGTTTTACTAGATCAAACACAATATTTGCCTTATATTCCAATGATGAAAGATCGTGAAAAACAATTAGAACAAGATATGATATGGAAGAAGGTATGTAATGATTTGGACTGGGAATACTTTCCTAGTGTCTAATAAAGGAAACCTAGTTGACCATTCTTTGTCCTTTTGAACCTTCCTTTTTGTCAATATACTGAAATTCATAGTAAAGAAAGGAGGGGAAAAAGAATGGTCAAGTAGTTCCCTCAATTTACGTTAAATCCTTAAAAATAATTTAGAAGTATTTCTTAAGTATAAACATGGATACAAGAGACATACAAATACTGCAGAAAGATGCCACAATAACAAAATTAAGACAAGAGAATACTAAATTAAGTGAAATCATCGAAGCCCTGAAGAATCATTTAGAAAAGTACACAAATAATGAACGTCACAAAAAATATTATGAGCATAACAAGGAAAAGGTAAAGGAAAATGCCAAACAATACTTGAATCGATTAAAGTTTGAGAACCCAGAGAAGTTAAAAGAATATCGACACAGAGCATATTTGAAGAGAAAAGAAAGAATTTCACAAGAAGAACTGAAAACAGAGATCCAATTATAAATTTTATCAATTTATGACAAAATTTACACAACTAATGTATTGTTTCTACAATAGAACCGTCAGAATTGTAAACCCGAATTTCATAACAATAACCTAGTTCTTTAGCGGATTTTTGTTTCAATAGAACTGTTCCTTTATTTTTAGCAAAAGTCCATGTTGATTTTATTTCAATACACTTGTTTATGCTTGGTATATAGAAATCTACAAAGTGTCGTTTTCTTTCTCCCTTTTCATCATTATACCATATTTCGGGTACTTTTGATCTTTCATTTATTATGTCATCTTCGCATATATTTTCTTTATTTAATAAATCATCTAATGCCAGGTTTTCATAGCCTTGTATCATAATAATTTTACCAGATGGCATAGTATATGCTTTTGCACAGTAAGCATTCTTAGAAGCATTTTCAGAGAATTCCGCATTTTGCATTGCATATTTAGTTCCATAATTTTTTAGATTTGTTTGTATACCTTTCTCACGAACTTCTTTGGATTGTAGAGCATATTCTACACCCAAATTCTTTAGACATGTATCCTTTACTTTTTGTTTTATATCTGGGTTTTGTGAAGCATATTCTGTTCCAAAACGTTCTTTTGTAGTTTTTCTACTCTTCAATCTTATTTCTTCAGATTGATTAGGGTTTTCAACACCATATTTTTCTAGGCATGATTCTTTTATCTTTTCCTTTATTTCTTCATTCTGGAATACATTTTCACATCCGTACTTTTCTAGGCAGGTGTTTTTTTGTTTATCCTGAATGTCTTTATTTTGGAAAGCATTCTCATAACCGTATCGTTCTAAAGACGTGGATTTCATTTTATCTTTAATTCCCTCATTTTGAGCTGGATTTTCAACACCATATTTTTCTATGCATGTTTCTTTTATCTTTTCTCGTATCAATGTATTCTGCATACAATGTTCTACACCATATTTTTCCAAACATGTTTTCTTTGATTTTTCTTTTACTTCTTTGTTTTGAAAAGCATTTTCGCAACCATATTTTTCTAAACAAGTTTTCTTATATTTTTCTTTAACTACCTTTGATTGCTTTGCAAATTCGCAACCATATTTTTCTAAGCATGTTTTCTTTGATTTCTCTCTGAATTCTTTGTTTTGGAAAGCATTTTCGCAACCATATTTTTCTATCATTGTTTGTTTCGCTTTATTTAATTGATATATTTTACTACAACTTGCACAATAAGTATTGTACAAATAAATTGATCGGAAAGTTTTTTTATATTGTTCATTACACTTTTCATAAGTACAATTTCCCTCTATAATTGTTGTACTATTTACCTTTGTTTCTGTGTAATCCTTGATTAAAACCAATTGGTTGTCTTTGCAGAATTGTTTTAATAATTCGTTGTTGTATTGCATTCTTTTGTTTAATTCAAAAGAATATATAGTGATTTATACTGTTAAAATAAGTTTTCAATTTTTTATGAGATTCACTGAAAATCACATAAAATTCTGACGGAAGATGTCGTAGGAGGGGGTCTATGGAATAATTCACGTTTTTATTTCACGATAAAGTTGGCTGCATTTAAGCTACCATTCTGAGGCCACCCATGAGATTTACTCCGCTCGCTAGGCCAACTCCACTCCTGGCACTGGAGCCAGCAGCAGGGATGAAGACATCAAGGATGCTGAAGACAGCAGCAGCGGTTAAGGCAATGATAACAATCTCCTCAACGTTAAGGGGTTTCTTGGGGATGAGTAAGGCAACAACAGCGACGGCTAAACCCTCGATCAAGTACTTAATAGCGCGTTTAACAAGCTCATTGAAATCAAACATATTGCTCATTTTGATTAATATAATATATTCAAACAAAATAATTTTACTGATTAATATTCCTAAAAATTAATTATATGAATCCTAAATTACTTAAATACTATTTTATCTAATTTTCATAGAATTGCTAAATATGTCTAGCTTTGAAAGAAAGGAATTGCCCAATGGCGAAAAAAACCCTAAATACATTGATCTATGTGACGAGGATCCAACAATTGCTGGCCAAAAATTTTGTTGTATGTCTTTTGTCTCCCCAGAGAAAATCTTAAAGAAGCGCGAAGTTCTCCTTTTTAACTCCTTCGTGAAGAATTGGGATTTCTCTAAATCCATGGAGAAGTACCGCGATTTTAACCAATTCCTTTCATACAAGTACAACTTAAAGGTAGAAGATGTAATCAATGATTTTAACGACTTTATTAAGGAGGAAGGAGATAAGATTAGAGACACTGGTGTTGAAGATGATTACAAGAACTTCGTTGATAAGCATGAGGAAAAGTTCAATGAGCAATTTAACCGTGACCATTCTTTCCAAACTTCTGTACGTGGCTTGAAGGTTCGTGGTGTGTTTTCTACACAAGAGGAGGCTGAGAATAAGTGCCGTTCATTGAGACAACATGACCCAAACCATGATATCTTTGTTGGACCAGTTGGCGTATGGATTCCTTGGCATCCTGATTGCTATAAAACAGGTAAGGTTGAATTCTTGGAGGAAGAGCTTAACCAACTTCATCAGGAGAAGATTAAGAATGAGACATTGGCTAAAGAGGAGTTCGATAAGCGTGTTATGGAGACAAAGAGAAAGGCTATAGAAGAGAACATTAAATTGGCAAAGAAGAGTGGAAATGTACTTACTCAAACTATTGATGAAGATGGTAATCTTGTTGGTGTTAAGGAGAAGGTAAATTTTGAGGAACGTGAGGTCGCTGATGTCGAGTCAACAAAGTTACATAATGAATTACAGATGAAATTAGCTCAAGAAAAATCCAATGATAAGTAAAAAAGATATAAAAAAAAAGGGAGTTATATAATAATCAAATAAAAATTATGCATACATTTTATCAATTTATACATAAATTAACAGCGGATAGTGAAGTATTACGAAACTATTCTACAATAAATTACAATAATTATGATTTTGTAAAGATTGCTTGGGCAAATGAATATGTGAATGGACAAAATGAATATGTGAATGGACAAAATGAATATGTGAATGGACAAAATGAACATGTGAATAGACAAAATGAATATGTGAATGGACCAACTGAATACAAAAATAATGTCAATCACAGTGATGAACAAAACTTAGTGATCAGATTAATAAAAATAATTTTTCACATGTATTTAACAAACATAACACGGTTTAGTGTTGAAAATAAATTTATGTTTTTTAATGTAGTTTTAAAAAATCCGTATTTAAATAATTTAACCAAAGAAATATTTATTAATAAGTTCAGTGAAATACAAAATAAATATTGGCTAATGAATCGGTTTGTACGTAATTACAAATTCAAAAAGGCACAATATCAGATAAGAAGTGACCTAATTCTAAATCCAATTCGTAGCTCGCAGCATAATGTAATTACTATTTTAAGCAATGAAAAAAAGTATTTGTTTACGGTTATGGATTTGAAAAATATAATTGAATCAGCTCTCATTAATTCACCTTATTTCTTTTCTAATCCCATACCACCAAAAAATCCGTATAATAATATAC